ATGTTAGGCAAGGTGAAAGCTCATGAGGCCGTGCAGTCACTTCTTGATGTGCACGCCGGTGAACGCAGAGTATTCGACAACATCCACGATTATCTTGTCCCGTGGACCACGCAGATGGCGGTTAACAAGATGGGAGTGAAGATCAATTCAAAGAACCGTGACCGGATCTCTGAGCTTGCTCGGATTAGTCACACACCGTTTATCAATCTTGTCGTTGATACGTATGGTCAGTCGCTGAAAGTGGATGGGTTCTACAATCGTGATCGGGAAAACATTGATGCGTGGAAATGGTGGCAGCGTAACCGGATGCAGTCGAAGCAGACAGGGTTGCACCGTGATGCTTTGACCTATGGCACGTCTTACGCATTGGCGCTTCCGGGTGTAGATGGCGGGGTTCGTATCGGGGTGCATTCACCACGTCTGATGGTGGCCTACTACGGCGACTCTTCTGGTTTCCCCGGCATGGAAGCCTCTTCTGATGAGTACCCGATCCTTGCATTGGAGGTCAGCGGGAAACAGCTTCGGCTGTTTGACGAGGCATATGTCTACTATTTCGGTGCTGAACGTGTCCCGAATGTGCCGGAGGGGTGGCTTGATCGTGGGTATTACTCGGCTGCGAATCTCCAATTCATTGAGGCGCGTGAGCACAATATTGGCGTTACTCCGATTGTGCGTTATCGCGATCGATGGATGTCCGAGGGTGAGGAACAGCGGGGTATTGTTCAGCATCTTCTTGGGCTGCAGGATCGTATTGATCTGACGAACTTTGAGCAGGGGCAGACGCAGTATCTCGCGGCGTTTAAGCAGCGGTATGTGGTCGGTTGGATGCCGTCTAACGAGGTGCAGGCGCTGAAGCAGTCTGTGGCTGAGACGCAGTTTTTCAAAGACCCTGGGGTGAAAGTCGGCCAATATGATGAGTCTGATCTGACGCGGTATATCGAAGCCCGTCAGGCGACTGTTCGTGATTTGGCTGCTGTTGCTCAAGTGCCGGCTCAGTCGCTTGGTGCTAATGCAATTTCGAACATCTCGGCTGATGGTTTGGCGGCGTTGGAGACGTCGAAAGATCGCAAAGCGGCAGAGATTCAGACGTCTCTTGGTGAGTCTCATGAGCAGCTTCTTCGGTTGTCGGCGTGGATTTCCGGTGATGAGGCTGCGGCTGGGGATTTCGAGTCAGAGGTTAGCTGGGAGGAAACGTCTGCTAGGACGTTCGCTCAGACTGTGGACGCGCTGGGCAAGCTGTCGACGATGCTGGGGATCCCACCGGAGGAACTGTGGCCGGATATTCCGGGGTGGACGAAGGAACGCGTCGAGCGGGCGAAGAACTCACGTCGTGCCGCTGGTGTTAACAGTGGGTTGTATTTCAACGAGGATCCGTCATTGGGCGGGTAGCAGATGCGGGGTGATGTGCTGTGGCTTTTGAAGACGTGGCGCGTCACCAAGCATCGTTGAACCAAGAGATTGCGCGCCTTGTTCTGGCAGCGGTGCGTAAGCATGGTGTTCCGGTGACGGTAGATCAGGCTAGTGATCTTGTCGATGTGTTGTATCCGCGTGTAGTGAAAGCGCGTGGTGCTGCGTATCGGGCCCAGTTGGTGGAGCTTGCGCGTCAAGCGCGTGCTGCTGGGATTGAGATTGCGCCTGAGCCATTAGAGGAATATCCGAGGAAAGCGTTGTTTGATGCGATCGCGGATGTGTCTAGGATGGCACCTAATTCGTCGAAGATTCATGTTGAGCTTCTTGATGACGAGACTGGGAAGCTGGTGTTAACACCAGTTTTGCCGGATCAGCGGAATCGACGTGACGTTGAAGTTGTGCAAAGGGTTGGGCGTGAGCTTGCGGCTCGTGTAGCGCGTCATGTGCATCAGGCTGGGCGCCGTGTTATTTCAGAGTCCGCGCATAACGGGTCAGCGCGGTTTGCTGGCAGCGGTGAATCTGCTGAGGTTGGATATGCGCGTGTGCTTTCCGGCCGTGAGAACTGCGCGTTCTGCACGATGCTGGCTTCTCGTGGCGCGGTGTACAAGAAGGATACGGTTGTTCGTCGCCGGGATGGGCGCAGGTATCACGATGGCTGCGACTGCATTCCGGTTCTTGTTGTTAAGGGGAAGCCGTGGTTTGGGCAGAAGCAGGCCGAGGAATTGTATGCACGGTGGCAGGAGACCACGTGGCCTAATGGTCGGCCTAGTTCGAACCAATGGGAAGCGTGGCGTAGACGTGTAGAAGCTGGGAACTTAGATGTAAGGGAATATAGCCCTTTTACCCATCGAGTGAAGAAGACTGGCTCATTGGTGCTTAATGGGGTGAAGCCTCATGCACATGAAATGGTGACGTATCGAACATTAGTTAATTTGGGCATGTCAGTTGAGTTGAAGCCGGTTTCGGGTAGATCGGGTGTGAAGACTGCTGATGCCGTGATTGACGGAGTCGAGTGTGAGATCAAGGCGCCAGAAGGCAACGGTAGGAACACCGTGCGAGACTTACTGCGTGAAGGTAGCAAGCAAGCGGGAAATCTGATTGTTGACTTACATCGAACGGAGATGACTACAGAAGACGCGCTACGACAAATCGAGCAAGCTATGAGCAGATATAATAGAATTGAAGAAGTATTGTTGATAACGCATGATCGCCAGTTGATTCGGAGGGGAAATGGCCAGCGCGACTAGTATTAGCACTGATGCTTCCTTGGAATCTGTGGTAAGTGTTTTTTCTGGCGTTGATGGCGTTTCTACGGGAACGGCTCAATTCCTGGAGGGATTCCCTGAAGAACCTACGTATTATATGGTCACTGAAAAAGGTGGCAGGATGACGGTTGCCCAAGATTTGAAGTTCGACGTTGATGAATTAGAGACTTGGGTTGCGGTTTATGAACAAGAGGATGAGGGGTTGGCTCGTAGACTGTTTGATGTTCTTGCAAGGTCATTATCAGAACGCGTGACTATTTGCGCACCGGATTCTGCCGACATTGTTGAGGAAGCTAACGTTTAACCCCTCATTGATAATAAGTAGCTTTTGACCCGTCGTCTTAAGGTGACGGGTTTTGTCATAGCTCATTGACACTGCCCTTTGGAGTCGTCATAGAGAGTGTCCGATTGTTTGTGTGCGGGGGGCTTGGTTTACAAGTAGTCCGCGAATCGGTCGGGGTAAGCCACGGCTAGTTGGTTGATGGCTTGTTTCCACCCGGTGGCTTTCGCTCCTTCAATATAGCCGTTGCATTCGATGGCGCGCTTCGCTTTCTTCGCTCGCTGGGCAGCGCGCTTGTCCTCGATGTTGCAGATCATCAGCCACAGCGTTTTCAGCGCCGCGGTATCGTTCGGGAACTGGCCGCGGTTGCGGGTGGCTTTCCGCAGCTCAGCATTCAGCGATTCGATCGAATTCGTGGTGTAGAGTACCCGCCGTGCCGCAGGCGGGAACTGCAAAAATGGCACAAACCGGTCCCAGGCGTCGCGCCAGACTTTGACCGATTGCGGGTATTTACGGCCCAGTTCACTGGCCTCGAATGCGTCCAGGGCGGCGCGGGCGGTGTCCTCGGTCGGTGCGGTGTAGACCTCCCGTAGCGCACTTGATACGGGTTTGCGGTCTTGGTAGGACACCCACCTGTTGGCCGCCCGGATCAGGTGCACGATACAGGTCTGCACCATGGAATTCGGCCAGGTTGCCTCCACGGCTTCCGGCAGGCCTTTGAGCCCGTCGCAGCAGACGATGAACACGTCTTGGACCCCACGGTTGGCAAGGTCAGCGCACACGGATGCCCAAAAACTGGCGCCTTCATTGTCTGCGATCCACAATCCCAGGATGTGCTTGATGCCGTCCATGTCGACGCCTACCGCCATGTAGCAAGACTTGTTGACCACGCGGTGGCCATCGCGGATCTTCACTCGCAGCGCGTCGAGGAAGATCACTGGGTAGAACTCGTCGAGCTGGCGGTTTTGCCAGATCATGACCTCTTCTAACACCGCGTCGGTAATGGTGCTGATCGTATCTGGGCTCATATCCACCCCGAGGGTGGTGGCGAGGTGGTGCTGAATATCGCGCACGGTCATCCCACCGGCGTACAGGGAGATGATCATGTCATCAAGCTCCGTCAGACGGCGGGTGCCTTTAGGCAGCATCCGCGGCGTAAACGTGCCAGCTCGATCCCGGGGCATAGTCACATCAAAGGTGCCGTAACCAGAGTTGACGGTTTTGGTGTACGACCCGTTGCGGTGATTGCCACCATCCGGGGTGCCCAGCTGGGCTTTCGCCGTACGATCAGAGTGCGCGTATCCTAGATGCGCGTCCATTTCAGCCTGCAGACCAGCGTTGATCGATGCCTGCAAAAGACCTTTGACCAGGTCGCTGGCATCATCGGTGGAAGTCGACAACTCGCCGATCAGTTCGGCGATTTCCGGATTTTCCATCAGCTTAGCGCTGATCTCGTTGACCCTGTTCGGGTCATGACCTTTCCTCGGTGACACGGTAGTCATTATCAGTGAAACTCCTTCTGGATCAGAGCCTCACACACAAAACACCTGACACCCTCTCGTCATATTTTGTGGCGGCTTTACTCACGCGCTACCTAGGCAGGCACAGCATAAGGTTCGAATCCTTTCTAGCGCACTAACCCCGCCCATCACACATGGAGCGGGGTTTTCTCATATCCAAAAAACAACAGACCCAGGAGGTCACCATGGACGGAGAAACCCCCGCAGCCACTACACCAATCGGTGTGGGCGAGGGAAACGCCCCAACAAACACCCAGGAGGTGCAACAGGGCGAAACCGGAAAGCAAGAAATGACCGTCGAGGACTACCAACTTGCCCTCCGGAAAGCTAACGCAGAAGCCGCAAAGTACCGCACTCAGCGCAACGAATTACGCGCCGATGCGGAAAAATATCGGGAACTACAAGAAGCCGAAAAAACCGAATTGCAAAAGCTCACCGAAGCCAAGGAAACCTCTGACGCGCGTGCAGCAGAAGCAGAACGACAGCTCAAACTCGTCAACGTCCTCCGCGAATACGGAATCAGCGACGACAACATCGACCTTCTAGGCGACGACCCAGAAAAGTTCGACGAACGAGCGCAGCGCCTTCAAGCCCTCCAAGCAGAAGCAGCGCGTCGTTCTGGCCCACCTTCGGAAGTCCCCATCGTCGGGTTGAAGCCAGGCGCATCAGACCCGAAGCAAGAACCCGATAATTCCTATCCGACTTCGTGGCCAGTCGTTGGCCAATTTACCCAGTAAGCACACTCTAGGAGGAAACCAATGGCTACAACCATGGTTCACTATCAGCCGGCGCAAAACGTCACCTGCAAAGCACAGGGAGACATTACCGCTGGCACTTTCGTTGGAATCGCCGCAGCCATCGACGGGCGAAACCCCGTCGTCAAGCCCGCAGCAGCGGGCAAGCCTGTATTCGGCGTCGTCGCACATGACGTGAAGAGAAACAACCACGTCATGGTTTACCGATCCGGCCACATCCTCGATGTGACCTCCGCCGGCGCCATCGCAGCAGGTGACGAGGTCGCAGCAGGAGCCAACGGCAAGGCTACTAAAGCCACTGAATCGGCAAAGGCAGTTGGTATTGCCCTAACTGCATCTGGCAATACCAACCTCGTCACGGTCGCACTGTATTAAGAAAGAGGGGTAACAAAAAATTGTCTGACTTTACTTTCCCGTTGAGCCCAGCAACCGTCCAAAACGGTTCCATCACTGTGGACATGTTCGTCAAGGAGCCAACGCGAATCTCTCGCTACGTATCTGACATCGTCCAAGCAAACCTCGTATCCCAGTTTCTCTTCACCACCGTAGGAGCAACCGGCGGCGCAATCCTATTCGACCGGCTGGAAAAGAATGACGCACTCGCAAACCAAAACCCTGGCGTCATCGCGCCGGGTGCGGAGTTCCCAAGCATGGACGCTGGGCGCAGTGAGCCTATTGTGGAGCGTGTCGTTAAGACTGGTGGTAAGTACGAGGTCACCCGCGAAGCGCAGATTCGCAACAATCCGACGTTGCTGCAGCGTGGTGCTGGTCGCGTGGCTAACACCATGGTTGTGGATATTGATACGCGTGCGTTCAATGCTCTGTCGGCGACGCTCGACAGCTTCGACGGTGCGTTGTCTGTGAGATCTTCCGGCTGGGTGTCTGCTGCGAAGGTCGCTAACTCTGCGAAGACCGCGGTCACAGGTGATGGTCAGATTGTCTCTGATCTGCTCGACGCGCAGGCCTTGATCGATGAAACTCGCCTCGGCTACAAGGCGGACTCCCTGATCCTTAACCCTAAGGACAGTGTGACCTTGAAGAAGGTCTTCGGTATTAAGATGTGGCGTGAGATCCTCAACGACATGGAGCTGAAGCTGTACAAGACCAGTGCGGTGAAGCCTGGTGAGGGTTTCGTCTTGCAGTCCCGTGCTGCTGGCGTCATGGGTGTTGAGGATCCTATCAGCACGGATAACGGGTACATCAAGTCTCGTCAGGTCACTGAGTTCTACACGTGGGCAACGATGGCGTTCGGCATTACCGATCCGCTGTCTATCGTGAAGCTGTCTAATCTCGGGGCTTAGCTGATGTTGGTGTTCGCTACTCGTAGTGATCTTGAATTGCGGTGGGCTGATGCTGTGGATTCTGGTGCTGATCTGGAAGCGTTGCTGGCTGATGCGTCTTTGTGGGTGGCGACGCTGTATCAGGTTCCGGATCAGCCGAGTGATCGACTTGCTGGTGTGCTGCGTTTGATCGTGTGTGCGATGGTGAAGCGGGCTTTGTTGTCTGAGGGGACGGATCATTTGGATTCTGTGTCTGAGACTGCTGGCCCGTTTTCGCAGTCGCGGTCGTTTCGGAACAGCGAGGGTAATTTCTTTTTGACTGCTGCTGAGAAAGCATTGCTGGAGTCGGCGTTGGCTGATGGTGGTTTTGGTGGTATGCGGAGTGTTGAGGCGGTGGGGTGGTGAAATCGAAATTCCCTCTTAGATTTACGGTTCAGGTGTCTGGCCCGTCGTTTCTTGATACTGATCGCTTCGGGAACACTCGCCCTGTGCTTGCCCCTGCGGCTCCGTTGAGGGTCGCGGGGTGGGCTATCAACACGGTCGAGGAGAAAACAGGGGAGCAGGTTCTGCGCACTGTCGATCAGCTCGACCTGTACACACCGCAGCTCATTGACCCACATTCACGTGTGAAACTCCCCGACGGAACCATGTGGGAAGTCATTGGGGATTCTGAGGATTATTCGCATGGGCCGTGGTGGAACCCTGGTCTTTATGTTGTGCACTGCACAAGAGTGGAGGGTTAGTCTTTGTCGAAAATCACTGTTACGTCTGCTATTCGTGAGGACGATTTTGTTTTCGATGCTCCTGCTTGCGAGGTGCAGCAGGACGGCACTTTGTTGATTTACGCGGATACCGAGGGGATGTGTGTGCTCGCTGGGTTTGCTACGGGTGTGTGGGCTGCGTTCCTTATTGAAGAGGGGTGAGACGTATGGCAACACCAGAGATTGAGTGGAATCTGAGCATGTTCCGCAAGATTAGGCGCTCTGAGCCGGTTGCACTTCTCGTCGATACTGCGTGTGAGCATATTGCGGGTACGGCTGGCCCGCTGTACGCATGGTCTGCGAGGCAGGGTAAGACACGTTATCGCGGGATCGTCTACCCGGTTGATTACCGTGGAAGGGTAGATAATCTGCGGAATAACACCTTATTGAAGGCGTTGGGTTCATGATCACAGGTATTGAAATCATGCAGGCTGCTCTTCGTGAGCAGACGGTGGTTCCTGTGGTGTCGAAGGTTCCACGTCCACGCCCTGAGGTGTTTATCCGCGTCGATCAGGCAGCCCCACGGGCTTTATCACCTGTGCAGGATCGTGTGCGGATCATAGTGCAGGTGTATGGGTCTGATATTGAGCAGGTTCTTAACTTGTGCGGGTTGGTTCGTTATACGTTGTCGAATCTTGAGGGGCTAGCACCATCGTGTTTCGGCACTGACGATATCGAGGGGCCTGTTGAGTTTCCGGACCCTGATATACCGAATGTTTACCGGTGGCAGATCACCGGTGTTATTTACATCGCCTCCACTTACTAGTGGGGGCTTTTCTATGCCCAAAGGAGGCAAAAGTATGGTTGTGAAGAAGGTTACGGGGGATCTCCGAAACCGGAAAAATGTTCTTGTTGGCGCACCTGATGTTACTGCGTCTGGTGGTGCGCTGATCGGTAATGTTGCGAAGTTAGCGGATATCCCGGGGGATGCTACAGAGCCGTTGAAGGAGGCGTTGAAGGCAGTCGCTGTTGGCCATATCGGCAACGATGGCGTGACTAAGACGGTTGACCGTCAGACTGAGAAGATCAAGGACTGGAATGGTGATACTGTTGTCGTCTTAACCTCTGAGCACACGGTGACATTGAAGCTTACGTTCATGGAGTCTGCTAACGCCGCACTTCTGAAGGGTGTTTATGGCACAGAGAATGTCACCATCTCCAAGGCTAAGGGTATGGAGAAGATCAAGCTTGTGGAGAACGCTGACGCGCTTCCGCATAACTCCGGTCAAGTCCGGTGAAGTGGTGTATCTGTCCTTTCTGAATCGGTGGATCGGGGGACAGTGTCAGGGTCGGTGTCAGGGTCCGTCTCGGGGTTGATGTTGGTTCATTAGGAGGCTGCCTCGATGGTGTCTGCGTCGTTGGCGTGGATGGTAGTGGTAGCTATCAGGCGTCGGGTGTGTTCCAAGCTTGCTAGTGACATATAGCGTTTCTGCTGAATCCAATCGTCATGCTGTTCAGCTAGTACGGCACCGACGAGGCGGATGACTGCTGCGCGGTTGGGAAAGATTCCTACAACGTCGGTACGCCGCCTGATGTCACGGTTCAAACGCTCTGTTGGATTATTGGACCATACCTTCGTCCATACAGCTTTGGGCGTGGCTGTAAACGCGAGTATCTCATCTAATGATTCTTCCAGGTAGTCGGCTGCGTCGGGAAAACGCTCGGTGCAGAAATCTACGACCTAGCGGGCTTGGTCCCAGGTAGCTTGCGCGTCGGTTTGCTAGAAGATGGAGTGAAACATTCCCGATAGTGTTGTCCACTGGCGTTTTGACACTTTTGAGGACAGGTTCTTAGCAAAATGTGTCCGGCAACGTTGCCAGCTGGCTGTAGGTAGTACTTGACCAACAGCCAGCTTGGATTCCTAGGTGTGCATCGCTGGTGACGAGATAGACTTCGCCAAGACCACGGGCTTTGAGGTCTTGGAAGAATCCGGTCCATGGCTCCAGGGGCTCCGATGTAGCAATCTGCATGCCCAGTAGTTCACGGTAGCCGTCTTTGTTAACGTCGGTAGCGATAAGCACACTGGTTTTAACGACTCGTCCGCCTTCGCGGACTTTCATTGTCAACGCGTCACAGGACAGGTAGTAATACGGCCTTGAATCCAGTGGGCGGGCTTTAAAATCAGCGACCATCTCGTCGAGTTCTTTGGCCATGTCAGACACTTGTGATTTCGACAGATTGTTAATGCCCAGCGTGGCCACCAAATCATTCAT